ATCAGATGTTAAGAGATGCGAAAAGAAACGCAACGTCTCGTCTACAGGAGTTAAACGCTGAACGGTTCCCGGATGCAGAACAGCCCGAGCAAACCTCTGAACTAGAACCTATAGAAGACGACGGAGGATTTAGTGTCAAAAACCCTGACGGACAAACTATTACTAGGACATACGCTTTAGAGGCCAAAAGACGAGGCATATCGCCACAACAACTAGCAGAAGCAAGCAATATATCTGTTGAACAAGCTAAGACGTTAATGGGAGATTAGCTTAAATGAGCGAATATGATCCACTTGGTCTGTACCAAAAAGAAAACACAGAGTATGACCCTCTTGGTTTGTACGGTTCTAAAGAAGACGAAGAATACAGTTCGTTACGTTCTGCTGGCGTAGAGTTTGTGGAGTCTGCTGTTGGTGTAGGCGACGAGCTTGACGCTGTTGTGCGTATACTTAGCGGGGAAGCGGGCAACTATGCTGAAGCTATAGAACAGGCCCGTGCAGATGTAGAAGCGTTTAAGGCAGACAACCCTAACGCAGCAAAAGCACTAGCTGTTTCTGGTTTTGTAACAGGTTTTTTTATACCCGGCATGGGTTTAGCAAAAATATCTCAAGCTGCTACCAGAGGACAACGGGCTGCTAGAGCCGCTGGATTTGGTGCTGCTGAAGGAGCGGTGTATGGTTTTCTTCAAGGAGAAGGTGAAGAAGGTAGACTAGCTGGCGCAACTTTAGGTGCTGTTGGCGGCGGGGTTATTGGTGGCGCTGCTGGTCGTTACTAAACAAAAGGTGCTGACGAAATTGAAGCTGCTCGCAAAGAAAGACAAAGAATAGAAGGACAGGCTACGCACATCGGAGGCAACGATGGTTTTGTTGACGTAGGTGAAGCACCAGATACGTCAGTGTCCGGTGTTATGAAAAACATAGATACCAGTTTACAGAAAAGAAAGACGGGTGAAGTTCTGTCTAAAGACGATCCTGACTACGGCAAAATAGAAATTGAAGTAGAAACAGAAGGGCAAAGCGGACACCTTGGTAATTTGTTTTTAGGTACGCGCAACTGGTTTGTTAAGAACGTAGGCGAACGTGCTGCTCGTTTGGCAGAAGACGCTGAAACAATGATACGTCACGAGCAACGAGAAATTGACAGAGTGTTTGATGACGAATTTGTAGATGTTGCAAAAATGTTTGAGGAGAACGACGGTTTTAAAACGTTGTTTACAAACATTAATAAAAGAGTTGGTAAAAAGAAACAAGTTACTTGGGAGAAAGTGCAGCAAGCTCCTTTGACAGCGGCAGAAAAACAAGCAGCAAAAGCATTAGAAGATCAAGTTAAGTTTTTGCAAGAAATGGATTTTGTAAAAATAGGAGGAGACGCTGATTACTTTCCTACTATTGCTTTACAAAAAGCAGGAACGCTAACAAAAATTTCTAAGAGTGGTAAAGAAACTAAATTAACAAAAGGTCGGTCAGAAGACTACGCAAATCCTGTTGAAGCTCTAAAGCAAATGGCACAAGATATTTCTGCTGCGCGTGCGTTGGCTGCTAGGTTTGATATTGATTTAAAGACAATCAAAATTCCAAAAAAAACAGAGGGTGTAAGTCGGGTCGATATAGTAATTGATGCTATTGAACAAGCAGCTAAAAGCCAAGGAGCAAGTCCTGCCGTAGCAAAAAATTTAGCTAAAGGTTTAAGGTCGCAGGTTATTGCTTCTCAAAAAGGCGGGGCTACTGTCGGTGCTTTAGCAAGGCGATCAATATCTGCTGCTTTGCTTGGAAACCCTCTTAACGCTCTTCTTAACATACCCGAAGGAATCACTGCTCCGATTGTACAAAATGGTGTTATGGCATACGCCAGAACTATTCCTAGCATGGTTGTACCTACCGTTACGACTTTATTAGAAGAGCTTTCAACCACTCCCTTGTTAGGCAAGTTAGTCCCTGACTTTAAAAAAGATGTGGCTGGCTGGTTAAACAATCGGCAGTTAGGTATAGACCGAGAGTTTATGGGAGAACTAGCTAACATCGGAAAAAAGGCATTTAACGAAAGCGCCGACATCTTTCAACTCTTTACAAGAGGAAAACGCTCTACTCAAATTTCTGAAAGTTTAGCAGGTAAAGTTGATAATCTTAATAAGTTGCTATACAAAGTAACTGGTGTTTCTACAGTCAACCGTATGGGACAAGAAATACTAGCAAACACTGCCATTAAAAGAGGCATGATGTTGGCTAAAAGCGGTAAGGAAAAAGACTTAGATAAACTAAGAAAACACGATGGTATGCGAGGACTTACTGAATCAGAGTTTCAATCAACAGTTAAGGCTTTACAGGCAGGCGATCTTACTAACCCTTGGTTAATAAACTTTGCAGGGGCTTCTTTAAACAAATGGCAACCTGTCAGCGCCAGTGCTTTGCCAAGGGCTTTTCACGACAACCCAAACGGCAGAATTATGTATAGTATGCTTTCGTACATGAACCGCCAGTTCAATAACATTAGAAACGACATTGTGTTGAAAGGGGTAGAAGCACATAAACACGGCTTAAACACCAAAGAAGGAGCAGAGGCAGCAAAAGATGCTATGCGTAACGCTGCTTATTACGTTGGTGCTTTTGGTGTATTTGCTGGAATGTGGGATGACGGAAGACAAACCCTTGACCTTAGCAAAGATAAGTACATGGAAGACTTGTTAACACCAGAAGGAATAACAAGTGCTACCATGAATCAACTTGCTTCTAATGCTACGAGTGGAATCTACAATATGCGAGCGCCTCAGTTTGGGGGTCAAGAAGTAGACCCAATTCCTGCTCCTATCGCTGCTGGACAAAGATTAGCTAGTGGTGCTGCAGGTACTGTAGGAAGATTACTAACAGGGGAAGAACAACCTATGGCTCCTTTGCTCCGAGCAGGTAGAACTTATTTGCCGGGAGTGGCTAACATAGATCGTATTGTTAGAATGAGAAGCGGAGAACGCTTGTTTGAAGATTACGTTGACTAAGGACTAACTTATGAAAGACAAAGACCACACAGTAAGCTACACATCTATTGACTACCACTCCATGTGTCAACGTTCCAAGGACCGCATCAAGAAAATGCAGGCCGAAGGAATACCTACGTCCCATGACCCGAAAGACAAGCCAGAGGACGTAGGCAAACACGAGGGTTACTCCATACTGTTTATGTCATAGTTCACAGTTGTTTCCTGTACAGGCCAGTTGCTGCGACCCTTCGGTCATATCGCTGGCCTCTTCTATATCCCACGATATTTCCTTCGGGAACTCCTTCACTAACTGGTTGTACGTCTTCTTGTCCACAGGCTCGTACGGTGCTTGCTGGTACGTGTGGTCTGAGTACGGCAAGAAGCTGATACCTGACACCTTGTCGAACTTGTTGTACAACCACTGTCCTACCTCCAAGAACTCGTCGTCCCGGTAGTAGCACGTCATGGACGGCTTGTGTTCACACCATTCGTCCTGATATATCTCCCACAGTTCCAACTGCTCCATAGCACCCATCTCTGAGGCTGTCACAGCGCCGTCAGGAGACGCGATAGGGAAGCTAAATACCCGTGTACTGGGTGACATCACATCGTCCTCTACAGGGACACCAGCGGCCTCTAGGACGGTGCAAAGCGGGTCGCGAGCGTCTGCACGTACACGTCGAATGTATTGAGCAGAATAACGAGGATGGATACCAGAAGCAGAATCGACCAACTGACTAACAGTGCCTGAAGGCTTAACCGCAGTGATAGCGGTAGATATATTGATACCCAATCGGCCAGCCCATTCCTTGTTCGTTTTGATTGCTTCTTGTCGCATGGCTCTGAGCCACTTCTTGAGTTCATTCTTGTCTCCTCGTCCTGATAACATTGGGTGGTCCATGATACCAGTGAGACTTACACCTAGCAGTGCTTCGTCTTCTGTGTTCACTTTCCAGATGTTTCGTAGGTATCTGAAGTCAGTGAGGGTAGCCTGTAGAGTTCCAAGGATAGTCGCAATGCGTACTTTTCGTTTGAGGTCAGCGAGCGTATCGGTTGACCTGACAACAACTTCCGATAGGTTGCAGAATTGATAGGGTCGGAGGATGATTTCGCTACATGGATTAGTTCCAAAATCATAGGTAGCATCTCGTCGCTCGTTCTTTGCAGCTTGCTTTTGACTTGCCACTCGACTAAAGACACCTCGTTCACCAGATCGTGATTCATACAAACTTGTCCATTCGTTTAAGAAAGCCTCAAAGTCTGGCTTCTCTGTGTAACAGGCTGAGTTGTTAGCCAGCCCACGTTGGGGATTATCTACCCACCACTGTCCATGTTTACAGCGGCGCAGTCTGTCGTCTGTGAGGTTACTGAGGCTGATGAGTGCTGACCTTCTGACTCCTCCGACGACGACGATTTGAGCAATCTTGCAGCAAAGATCGTGGCATTCAACGGAGCTAAGTCTTCGGCCAGCCGCAGCTTGAAAGAGGTCAACTGTGAATCGGAACAGTTCGAGCAAAGGCTCTGGACCCGATGCTCTACCGCCAAAAACTCTGAGCGGGGAACCTGCAGGTCTAACTCGGCTAGTATCCCATTGGGGAATTTGACCTGAATACAACAGTGATACCAACTCCCTAAACGATTTCGCCCATCCGATCTTCGAATCTGCCACATTAATAACTGTGTCGGTTGCATGGAATGTCTCCGCTACTTCTGGTAACTTTTGTACGTACTGCCGTTCAACACTGAAGCCCACACCAGTACCACACATGAGAACGTACATCATCTCGTCGAATGCTTTAGGATGGTCGATCGGTAAGTAGCTACAGTTAAACCCAGCTACGTTATCACGGTCCAGTGCTTCACCAGCAGTCATCAATGCTCGCATAGACGGCATGACATCCAGATCGTGTATAGCCTTGAACACTTCCTTGTGTTCTTTTTCAGGCAGCTTCTCCCCCCAGTAATTTACGTAACGACTTACTGTTTCTTCCCACGTTTCCCTACGCTTTTCTTCTGGTAGGTATCGTGCGTATCGGCTCTTGTGTATGTATTGTTGATATGCGTCCAATTATGTTGCTCCTTTGTTCATCTGTAAATGTTGTCCACTTGGTTATCTCTTCCTTTGTTCTATGACAGCCAATACACTCATCGTTCACCAGCTTGCATAGCTTAACGCAGGGGCTTTGCACTACTAAGTTATCCCTAGCGTTTCGTTTTCAATTGCGGCCTTAGCCAATCCAAGAAGTAAGTATACACCATCAGGGTATTGTTCGGTAGCTGTTACTTCAAACACAGCACCGTCTTCGTACATGACAACAACACACTTGATTGGTCTTCCTTCTTCTTCATACTCCTCGCTTCGTGCTGCTAGTATAGCCAGAAACTCAGATGTCTTAATAGAATCTGTACCGTCTTTGCTACCAAAGTTTCCTTCAACTATCTTCATGTTCTATTCGTTCCAGTAGTATCTCAAGGTAGTGGATAGCTTTCTTTATATCTTCTACTCCGTTCTTGTTCTCCCATCTAGCAATGTACTTTATTGCGTTTCCTTCACACCATCCTAGCTTGTTAGCTATAATAAATTCTGTTGGCTGTATAGCGTACATCTTGTAGTGATCACCTCCTACTTGTTTCTTCAGTGAGTGATCATTGGGATGGTACAGCTTGCCGTACACTGTCTTGCTTGCTTTGTCCCACTCTTCTGGAGTTGCATCGTTAATGCTCACACTCTTCCTCCAAGTCAAACTTCCAACTGTTAGTGTTTACTTTATCAGCAAACCTTTCGACTAACTCTTCTGATGTGATCTCTAGTGCTTCCATTATTGTTACCTCATCATATCGTGAGGCTATTCGTTCTAGTATTTCATCAAGAGTTAACACCGTACTTCCCCCGCAGGTATGACATAGACACGGGCATCTCATCAAACGTGCCGTTATCTACTTCGTTGAACACCCACAAACCAGACCATGATCCATTAGTCTGTGGGTTTAGATACTCTTCGTCATGCTGATAGAAGATACCAGCGAACAGAGATGTCATTCTTTTTCCTGCTGCGTTTCTGTCGAACGCGATGTCTCTGTCTTGTACGTGTCCCATGACGCATGACATATGCTTCTTTTGTAGCAGTAGCTTTGCATTCGTGACTGGGCGGCCCATAACACCGCTAGTGAAAAAATGACAATAAGCAATACCATCCACAATGATAGGCTGAAGATACGGAAGAACCTCCCAACCACGCAAGTTAAGGTCTTCATAGCTCATCAGTCCTTCTAGTTTAGCATCGTTCTCTACCGCACGTTCTATCCTGTACTCGTGATTACCAAGAGTAAAGATAAGGCGTGGCTTCCATATCTTCTTCTTGCGTTTACGTAGGCGTTGCTGCTCTGTTCTGATGCAGTCCATGAACACCTGCATCGCTTCGTTGCCTGCCTCTACGTCAGCAGAGTAGCGTCTACCTTCAAAGGACTTCTTGCCTACGTCATACGATGACAACGATGGCATATCCCAGTGATCGCCCAGATGAATGATAACGTCAGGTTTCATGGCACAGGCATAGCGTCCTGCCCAGTACATATGATCAATAGGGCAATCAGGTTTGATCTGTGTGTCAGGTATTACTAAATGCCTAGTCATAGTTTCCACCCTGATGGTATTGTTTCAATAGTGTACCACTTGAATCCGTTCTTGTCTGCCCACTCTTCCATTGTGTAACGTGTACCGTCTTTTCTTCTTCGTGATCCCGGCATGGGGGTCTTGGGACGTTGGAAGAGAAATACCAACTCCTCCTTTGGGCTGAGTGTTTCTGAGATAATGACATACTTACGTGCCTCTTCAGATGTACGGAACCGTCCCTTCGCTTCTATGTATACAGTCTTGGATCTGTACTTGTAAACAAAGTCAGGCTCATAGTATTTAGGAACAAGATAAAACAGTCGTTCGTCTGGGTGGTACTCGCAGCCCTGCATAATCTCATGGACTTCTTTCTCAAACTTGGAATCATATTTCACTTGGCTTAGTGTACCTATCGTCAGGTGAACGTAACAGATAAAGAAGGTTGAGACTTTCTAGTAACCTGTCCTCATCCAACTCGTTGTCCCAGTAGTGAGTTAGGCACACGCTGTAACATTCCCATTCAGTAGTACAAGGATCAATGATCTTGTCTGCTTTCTTAGGACCGATACCATGTATGCCCGGTATGTTGTCAACACGATCACCCATCAACGCCTGCTTGTACAGCCAGCGCATAGCAT